CCGCTAAGCTGCAAAATGTACAGACTGCTTTTACAAACATGCTGGGAAGCGGAGAGAAGAGCACGGCCTTTGTCAAAGAGCTGCAGCAGTTCGCTGCCAAAACACCGTTTGAATTCAGCCAGGTAACCGAAGCAGCGCAAAAATTTCTTGCTTTTGGCTTTTACGGCAGAGCAAGTTATTCCGACGCTTACAGCCGTTGGTGATGCGGCCGCAGGCGTTGGCCTTGGCGCTGAGGGCATCAATCGTGTCACTTTGGCACTAGGCCAGATGGCCGCAAAGAGCCGTGTACAATCTGACGAGATGCTGCAGCTGACAGAAGCCGGCATCCCTGCTTGGCAGATGCTCGCTGATAAAATCGGCAAAAGCGTGCCTGAGGCTATGGACATGGTCAGCAAAGGTGGCGTTGATGCCGCAACTGGTATCAGCGCTCTCGTCGAAGGAATGAATAGCAAATTCGGCGGCATGATGGAACAGCAGAGCGCGACCATACAGGGCACATGGTCAACGCTTATGGACGGTCTGGAGCAAAGCGCGGCGCAGGTGGGCTTAAAAATATCTGAGGCATTTAACCTGCCGGAGATATTTCAGGGCATCGGCGATACGCTGACAAATTTTGCTACAACAGTACAGACGAGCGGCCTTACAGAAGCCTTCAGGCAGGCCATACCGCCTGAATTTCAGTTAGCCCTTGTTGCTGTAGCCACTACATTGGTGGGCGTAGCCATTCCTGCTATTGGCTTGGCGATAAGCACGCTGGCGGGATTTGCCGCACCGCTTATCGCCGCTGTGAGTGCTGCCGCTCCGTTTATCGCAGGAGCAGCAGCTATTGCGACGGCGCTATATGCTATGTGGGAAAATGGCGTTACAGTGACGGATGTGCTTGATGCTATAGGCATAAATGTGGACTTGGTAAACGAGGTTATCGAGACAGCAAAAGCTTTTTGGGAACAGCTGGGAAACACTTTGCATAGCGTGCTTACTGTGGCTCAGCCTATAATAACTGCGTTTGCAGCAGCTGTTGTTGCAATGGGCAAGGTAGTCATTTCTGTCATAGGCACGCTGATAAATTGGTATCTAGAGTTTTTAAATACTGCTTTACAGGTGTTTAGCACGGCACTGTCTGTCGTAGAATGGGCGTGCAATGGGATAGGCGATTTTTTAGGCTGGCTTGGCGAACAATTTATGAATATTGCTGATGCTGTTTTACCAGAATGGGCTTCTAGCGGATTAAAAACGATTGCTGATTTTGTCGGCAAAGCTATTAGCTGGCTGGATAAGCTAATCAGCAAAATTTTTGAAACCAATGGCGCTTTGGGAAAAGCCGGGGACGCCAAAAAGAGCCAGCCGACAAAAAAAGCAAAGCCGGAACGCAAGGCGCCTACATATGAGCAGTTTAAAATCAATCCCGCTCCGGGTGCGTCTACTAGCAATAAAGGAAGCAGTGCCAAAAGCGAGGCTGATAAGCTGCTGGCCGCAGCTACCAACACCAGCAAGCAAATTGCTGACGAATGGTACAAAACCTTTAGCACAAAGACAGGCCTTGTCGACCGATGGTATAAAGAGGAGCTTGATACGCTTGATAAAAGCAAAAGTGCCAACGTTAACTACGAGGTAGACAAGCAGCGCTTAGCTGAGCTCTATGCTAAAAAGCGCATTGATGCGCTGAAGCAAGAGGCTGTTGATAAGCAGAACATTATCAACAATGCGAGGGATATGGCGCTGGAAATTAAAATCAACGCCGCAAACCTTAATAACAATGCTGCTGAGCAGGAAGCTGAGCAGATGCGTCTCAGCTACGAGAAAAGCATCAATGCCATAAATGACAAATGGAAAAAGCAGCAGCTTGATTTTATAGCCATGACCGAACAGGAGCGCCAAACGTACCTTAAGGCGCTGGATGATTACGGAGTGAGCTACGAGCTGCAGGGGAAAAACCAAATTAGCTTTGAGAAAAATATTAACGCCGAAAAGCTAGCTGCTTATAAAAAATACAAAGACCAGGAAACGGAATATTACGCTCAATGCAAGGACATCCAGGCCAACATCGATAAGGCATATGCGCGGAGCTCATACGCTGCCCTGAAGAACGCGTTAAACAGCGAAAACATGCAGCGCCTAACGGCTTATTCTGAAGCGCAGACCATCATGAAAGACTATTATGATGCGGCCACAGAAGCACATATGAGCTTTAACGAGCGGCTTGCCAACAGCATTACTGCAAGCAAAGATAGCTTCCAGACGTTTTTTACAGACCTGTTGACAGGTGCATCTACGTTTAGCGAGGGCATGCTTGACTTGATGGACAATCTGTTTAATGCGATTGTTAGCCAAATAACCGCTGGTTGGGCGGCGAGCATTACGCAGGGGCTGCTTAGCTCGATTATGCCGGGCTCTGGAGGCTCTGGAGGCGCTACAGAGGGCAATCCGTTGGCTGGGCTTACAGATAGTGCTGCCAATGCGACAAACGCCATTAACGGCATGACCACGGGCGTGGGCAGTGCCACCGGCGCTATCGGAACCGGCACGAGCATCATGGGCAGCTACAATGCTGTACAAAGCTTGATTACCGGGACAACTAAGCCAGCTGAGGGCGCGGCGACGACGACCGTGACGGCTGCGTTAACAGCGTTGACAGCGGCGGCCACATCTGCAGCAGCGGCGCTGGCAGCGATGTCTGCTGCTGGTGGTTTGGGTTTTGGATTTTTTGCTAAAGGCGGCCTTGTTATGGCTGCCGGCGGCGGAGCTATACATGGAGCAGGGACGGGTACGAGCGACAGCATACCGGCCATGTTGTCAAATGGCGAATACGTGCTGTCCGCCAAGACTACCAAGCGCTTGGGAACGCCATTGCTTAATGCCGTTAACAGCGGACAACTTCCCGGCTACGCGACAGGTGGTATTGTAGAGCCTGACTATAGCGCGATAAGCGTTAAGCGTACAAACGGTGGGCAAAGCGGCGCAACGGGCGATAGCTCAGGCGGTCCTTCCCTGACGTTAAATGTTGCGACGATGGATGCAATTACGTTTGACGATTTTCTGTCTCGCGGAATGCTACAGCGCATAAAGCAGGCTCTGCTTGACGACAATCGCAATTTTAACGCTGACTTTGAGACATTTTGAGGTGATGTAAATGAGTGAGAGGGTTTTCCCGCTCTCGTCCGGGAAAGCGGCATGGGAAAGCAGCATTGCACAGACGTGGGCAGTCACGGAAAAAAAGACCGCCAGCGGCAAGCGCAGAGCCATAAGCAGCCAGCTTTATCCGAGCTACACGTTTAGCGTTGATTTTACGCTAAACGATGCGGAGATATCTCAGTTGGCAGGGTTTTATGCCAGATGTAAGGGCGGACTGCTCCCGTTTTGGTACAAGGATTTTGGAGCGCATGCGGAGATGCAGGAGCTGGCGTGCGATGCGGGCGGCGCTTATCAATGCGTATCAATCACTGGCGGCTATGTTGAGGCCTGCCGAAAGGTAGATAATCTGCGCGTTTATGTGGACGGCACAGAGACGTTGGACTATAGCGAGAGCGGAGGCCTGATTACTCTGAGCGCCGGCACGGAGGTCCACAGAAGCGTTTGCGCCAGCTACGACTATTATCGCTACGTCAAATTTGCTGGCGAGCTCAGTGTTAAGCAGCTGGCGCCGGATATAAACAGTGTCAGCCTAAAGCTGGAGAGCGTGAGGTGAAAAATGAAAAACTGTACACAAGAATTAGCAGAGCACCTAAACAATGATAACGAATTTATCTGCTGCGACTTATTTAAGCTGACGCTAAACGATGGCAGCGTTTATCGTATCGCTGACTCCGACAAGGACATAGCATTTAACGGCCACCTCTACAAAAGCGACAAATTTATCCTCCAGCGCGAGCAAATCAAAACAGCGGGCGCTCCGTCAGTGGAAACGTTGACGGTTACGATTTACGCCGATAGAGAGCATGATGACGTGCTCTCAAGGACAAACCTGCTGCAGGCTGCTCATGAAGGAAAGCTCGACGATGGCTATATAAGCCTGTCGAGAGCTTTTATGGACGCGGAAACAGGCAACGTCTTGGGCGCACTGGCATTGTTTAACGGACGGTGCGAAATTTCCAGCTGCGGCGGCATTGCGTGCAAGCTGTCCGCAAAAAGCGAGACGATTGGCTTGAACGCATCTGTACCGCTAAGGACGTTTGCGCCGCAGAATGTGTATCAGGAGGCGGATGGCGTTGTTAGCACGGCCAGCAAAGATACCTACACGTGCATGATCCCGCTTAAGCCATCCAAGAATGTGCTGATCAAATTATGACAGAGGATAAGCTTATAGAGTTAGCAAAGACGTACATCGGGACGCCTCACATCAATGGTGGCGACATCAAGGGCGCTGGCCTTGACTGCTGTACGCTTGTGACTAATTTTTATGCGGAGCTTGGCTACAAAAAGATACCTGTCAGCTTTGGTTACAGCGCAGACTGGTACTGCCGGCGGAATTGTAAAGAAATATTGCTGCCCTATCTGGATAAATACTTTGACAAGGTGGCGAGCTTGCTGCCGGGCGACTTGGTTAGCTATCGCTGGGGTTACAGCAGCTACGCGCATCTGTCAATATATTTGGGCAACAGAAAATTTGCGCATTGTGATGCGGATGATGGCTGCTGCATCACTGGCGCAGATGAGCCTAAATTTTGGGATGCGTTAGGCAGGAGCAGGATAACGGGGTATTGGAGGTTAAAAGATGGGCTTTTTCAGAGGACCTAGCTTTACGCGCAGGTCCGACAAAATTGAGGGCTTGCAAAGCACAGTATGTGATTTTGGCACGCCGGTACCGTTGCTGTACGGCACTTGCAAGGTGTCGCCTAACCTGATTTGCTATCAGGACTTTACGACAAAGGAAAGACGCGTTACACAAAAGAGCGGCAAGCATAGCAAGAGCACGACGATAACTTATCTGTATTATGTCTATGCTGAGCTTGCGCTTGGCGAGGGCGTTGTTGGCGCAATCACCAAGGCTTGGGTGGGCAGCAATGCCTACGGCAGTCTGTCAGCGCTCAACAGCAATGCCAATAATACCGGCGCTGGCCTGGCACTTAACACAGGCAGCAACGAGGGACCGACGACATACATGGCTACAAATCATCCTGAAATTGCTACAGGTTACGGAAAATTGTCTTATGTTTATGGCAAGATATTTTTGGGCGAGGACACAGCATCTATGCCGTCCTATAGCTTTGAGGTCAAGAGCACGCTTTTGGCCGATGGCAATGATGCTAATCCGGCTGATGTTATCAGTGATATCCTGACGCGCATAGGCTTGGGCAGCTATATCGACGGAGAAAGCTGGAAGGATTACAGGCTGTATTGCCTTGAGGCGGATTTGCTAATCAGCACGCCTGAGGACGCTTTCGACAGCCAAAAAAAGGCGCAAGAGATTATAGCTACGGTTTTGGAGCTGACAAACACGTACATGTTTTGGAGCGTAGACAGGTTTAAGTTTGTCCCACGCGATGACATTGCGCGCGGCGGCTGGCAGCCAGACAAGACCATAATTTACGACCTTGACGCCGATGAGCTGCTGGAACAGAGCAACGGCGCACCTGTCGTGTTTAAGCGCAAGGACTCGAGTGAGTTATACAATTACGTTACCGTCAATTTTACTAATCGCGCAAACGACTACGAGAGCGAGAGTGTGAGCTATCAGGACGTTGCGAGCATAAAAGCCTATGGCATACGCAGCAAAACCTATAATGGCAAATGGTATCACACCAAAGAGCGCGCCTTGAAATACGCGCAAATAAAAACGCGGCTGGCACAAACTGAATGCAACCAATATACTCTTAAGCTCCCTTGGAAATACTGCCGGCTAGAGCCTGGCGACCTTGTCCGCATCACGGATAAGGCTATAGGCATAAGCGGGCAGGTGGCGATGGTAAGTGAGGTTTCAGAGGCTAAAGATGGTCTGATTACCGTAACGGCCTTGCAGCGTGCTCCGGGAGATTACGGCGAGGCCAAATATAAGGTTGACAACAAATATCAATATCAAGATTTTAACGTGGAGCCTGGCAGCACGGCACGGCCGCTCTTCATCATCCCACCGTCTGACCTGGTGGCGAGCAGCAGTGGCTGCGAGCTATGGATAGCCTTGCATGGCGACAGCGAAGATTGGGGTGGCTGTGACGTTTATGTATCAACCAAGGACGGTGATTACAGCTACAACGGCACGCATGGCGTGAGCAGCGTCTATGGACAGCTGGTGTCTGATTTGTATTATGACGGAGATATTGTTGATATAGAGCTGGACAATCCTCGTGCCGTAGAGCTTTTGACTGGCAGCGCACAGGATGCTAAAGATGGCAATACGCTGATTTGGATAAACGGCGAGTGCATGAGCTATAGCTTAGCAACGTTGCAGGGCTCAAATGTCTATACCTTGAGCGGGCTTGTACGTGGACAGTACGGCACCAAACAGGGCGAACATTACTATGATGACGACGTTGCTATACTTGACGGCAATATTTACGCTGTGTCTTTGCCTAAATCCTATATCGGTAAAACACTGTATTTTAAGTTCCCAGCGTTTAACGCCTTCAAGGCAAACGGCCAAGATTTAGCTGACGTTGACTGCTATACGTGCGTTGTTGGGGTGGGCGATTTGCCTAACTGCACAAACATTATGGCTTACAACAAATATCGTGATGTTGATGGTGTTATTGTGTACCATGACATTATTGTGGAGTGGCAACCACCGGCAGGATTGGAAAACTATCAACAGGCGCAGGTGTGGTACAAGGCATCTACGGAAAGCAAGTGGCAATATGGCGGGCAAGGGTATAACAAGGCTACATTGCCTCAGGTTGACATTGGCGTGACATACGATATTGCCGTATGTACGCAGGATGTGTTTGGAAATGTAGAAACGCCTGACAGCAGTGCCCAAACAAGTATTCTGGTGGCGCTCTCAACAGAAATACCAAATACTCCGGAAAACATCAGCATTGCCATAGGCGATTATTTTACAGTTAAATGGGATGAAGTTCGTAATGCTGACATCAAGTATTACGAAGTCCGGTTAGATAATCAAGCTGGCGTTGATAACAGTAACTTTATCGCTCGCGTGAGCGATGCCAGCTGCACGACTAACGCTGTACAGGAGCGCAAAGGAAGTGTGTATGTTTTTGCTGTAAGTGCTTATGGCAAGATTTCTGCTCCAGCTAAAGCAGATTACAGCTTTGAAGCACCGAAAGTACCTGAAATAATTGTCGATTCGAGATTCCAAGGGCTGGAATGCCATGTGAACAGCATACCGGCTAATTGCATTGGCGTTCATTGGTATATATCAGGAACGCAATATGTTTACGATGAAAAAACCAGCAATCTTAGCTTGTTTAAATCGTTGAGTGCCGGTGTATATGATGTAAAGGCCTGTTATTATGACTATTTTGGCAATGGACCATTTAGCGGACAGATTATGTCGAGTGTGAAAGCTACTATTGATAACAGCCTTTTGGCTGCAGAGGCAATAAGCACTGATAAGCTTGACGCAGCAACGAAAAAGGCGCTTGAAGATGCCAAAGAAGCAGCAAAACTTAACGGCAACGTCTACACGAAGACTGAGACTGATAATCAGATTAGCAATACAATGGCTAATTTTAAAAATGGCGAATTGAAATCGTATGCTACAATCACCCAGATGAACGATGCCATAAGCCTGGCAGTCAAAGATGTTGATGTTGACGGCAACACTGTGCTGACAAAAATCAATCTTGCTGATGGTACGATACTGCTTGATGGCAAGTACATTCATATCACTGGTAATACTAAAGTTGATGGCAGCATAATTACAAATGATATGCTGGCTGGTGGTATCACCGCTGATAAGATTATGGTTAATAGCCTGTCAGCCATCTGTGCGACCATCGGCACGCTGCGTACTGCTACGAGCGGTGCACGCACGGAAATCCAAGATAACTTAATTGAGGTTTACGACAGTAATAATGTGCTGCGCGTAAAAATGGGGGTATGGTAAAATGCCGCAAGGAATAGAGATATATAAAGGTGGCAGTCCGACGATAAGAGTTACCACATCGCTTTGCCGTGTGTTGGGCAAAGTTGATTTGACCGACTCTCAAGGGGCTATTGTCTGTGAAGATAGCAGGCTATGGGCTTATGTATATCGCATATCTAGCGGCGGTTCCTACCCGGTTAAAATTACAATTAATGGTAATACGATTAATTGGATATATCTGGAGGATGCTATTTATGGAGCAGGCACAAACAAATACGCAAAGGGGATGAGGCTTGTTTATGGCAGTTACTAAATACATCGAAGTCAGAAACAATGATAATATTGTTACGATTGACGATAATTATCAAAACCTTGTGCGTGACGGGAAAAGCTTTAGAGTTAGACAATATAAAAAATATAATTCGAGACCAGAATTTGTCCCTAGCAACAACGAGATATATCAGTATTTTAAAGATGAAAACAATTGGGACATATTAATTACATTTGACGTTGATGAGAGCATAAACGAGATATTGGCTTTCAGTGCGCCTGCAGATGAGCTTGTTAAATTCTTTCCGCTACGGATACAAGACAGATATATGATTAATATAATCGTGCCGCTTGACGCAAACTATGGCGACAGAGAGTCAAGTTTACAGGTGTATTTGGGAAGAATCAGGTTTGCAAAATATAACAATCACGATTTAACTGATCCGGAACACGGCGCAGGTTTGATGATTTATAACAAAGACGGCAAGCCTATATTTAGCTCAGAAGAACAGTATCTGCGTGTGCTACATTATTATTTTAAATGCACCGAAAAGCTAACAGACGCACAGCAGGTTTTTGAAAAAACGATTTTGGATTT